ACCAGTTGCCCCCGTTCCATGGTTCGTAGTTGTTTTACTAAAATTATTCCAATCTCTCATTTCTAATTCCTTACAAAATACAGTTTGGTTATATTCTTGAGACCAACCCCACCAATCATAATTGAAATATTTTGTAGCGTCATAGGTGGGATATGTCGCATAATGTTCGATACTTTCAAGGGTTATTCCTCTTGTAACAGCTCCCGCCCCCGTAACAGCACAAATGGGATACATAGCCCATTTAGTAGCATTCGTAGGGTTAAGACACTGATTCTTGGTTGCTGCTGGTTTAACTCCACCTTCGCCATCACTCGTGCTTCTCATGGTTGTAAAATCACAAAGTAAATCTTCTGTACCATTTCCTCGTATCATAAATATTGAAAGTTCTTCATTATCTAATACAAACTTTACTTTTTGATAGTCATTACCATTTGTATTAATATTATATTGAGTAGCAAACTTGGTATTGTGACCTCCAAAATAAGTGACCTCATTACAATATACACCTTGCCCCGTAGCTTGTGCTGATCTTGATCCCGACTGAAAAACCCGAAGATTATCTCCAACCCTCATTACACCAATATCCATATATCTAATTTGGTCTCTTGTTAAAACACCCGATAAAACTATACCATTAGCTGGGCGATCAAAATAAGTAGGGGTATAATCAAAATCACCTCCACCAATATCTCTTGCTTTATTAATTCTAGATAGACCACACATCCAATTATTAGTATTAGCGTCACTAAAATTAAAAATACATTCACCTTGGTTTTGTGATAAAGGATATTCTTGATTTTGTACTAAAAACCCATCATTATTAACTTTACTTACTTTTCCCGCTGCTTGAGTAAAAGCGTATCTAACATCATCATCATTTTTATTAATACTAGTCCATGTAATATCAGCAGCGAGACGAGTAGTTTTTGCTGTTTGCTGTGTAGCAACAAACTTGAAACCCTCAAATACTTCACTAGAACTATCATAATTAGCAGAAACAACAATACCCGTTGTAGTTGCTCCAGTAATCAAAGAAGGATGAAATGCCGCCTCATTAATACCTTTTTGGATTTCTCCAACCATATCATTTATGTTTACTTCATTTTTAGCATCTCCCGCTCTAAATGCTTCTCCCGCACCAATAACCGCTCTAAACGGTTGTGTTGTGCTATTCTCAATATTGTCATTATGTAAGTCTTCTACGGGTGTGCCGAAATAATGACAAAAACCACTATTAGACCTATCAAGGATAAATAAACCATTCTTATTTATTTTTGCTGATTGTAATGCAATCTCACTATTGGCTGGGATCTTCATGGTATTCAATAACCTATTTTGATACGAGAAGGGTTTAAAGACATTAGATAAAGCTGGGACATTTTCAGTTCCAACATTCGAAGTAATAACTAAACTCATTTTATAATATAATAATATAAAATATTTTAATCAAAAAAAAAATATATATTTTAAATATATTAATGCCGAAAAAAAAAGTTAATAAAACTGTTTATGTGAAGCCACAAACGAATCATGATAATATCCAAATAAATCTTAAAAAAAGTTTGGATGAAGATAAAAAAATAAAACCCGAAAAGGTTTTTGAAGGTTATAAAAAAACAAAGAAATCTAAATATTAACTTACTCATCATCACTATCACATTCATCACTATCAAAGCCGTCAGTTGGTTTAAACTCGTCGTCTTCTTCTTCTTTTTTCACTAGTTCATATTTATAATCGTATTCTTGTACTTGATTCCATTTATCTCTTGCTTCTTGAAGGGTGGGTAGAAATAAATATATTTTTCTTTCTTTCTTTAATTGAATGCGTCTATCAACATATAAATCGCCTAAACATCCATCGGTTTTTTCAATCTCTCTCCAAAATGAGCTATTGTCAAACTTTCTACCATTATAAGATTGTCTATCATAACATTTAAATAACCAATCTTTAGAATATACTACTTTCTTTTCTTTCTTTTTATTCTTGACCTCTAATCCATAAGTTTTATTACCATCATAAGTAGATACTGTTAGAGATTTTCCCCATTCTATAAAACGGTCGTCGTATGAAAAACCTCCATCCTTCATGACCTTATTCCAAAATACTTTAGGACTATTCCAATTCAGTTCTACTTGTTTTTGTAAAATATCCGTCTTTTTAAACTGTCTTGGCTTGAACTCACTAATATCCCGATTATATAATACCTTTGCGAAAGATTCACAAGGAGCTTCATAAATAGGTTTAAAATATTTGTCTTTCGCATTTGATGAAATACCAGCCCATTTATTATCACATTCCAAACAAAAATGCCTTCTATCATCTTCGGTTGTTCCAGCAAACCAATCATTATTAGTTGAGATAATATAGTTTGCATAACAATCAACAATATAACTTTCTTTATTCTTTTTATTAATAGTTTGTTTTGTTTCAGTAATTTTATTCTTCATTATACCTTCCATTTTCTTATCACCACCCCAAAACGCTTCATCAAGATTAATTAATATTTTACCTTCTAATTGTCCGTTGAAATCACCAAATAAAAAGTTTGCGTTGCTATTTTGAGTGAAATGTGCGTCCCCTATGATTTGAGACATCATATCAATCACAACACCTTTTCCCGACCCTTGTTTTGATTTAAGTGCAAGTAATACACCCGTTTTAACATGTGGTTTTTGAATGATATGACTAAAATAATTTAGTACATATTCATAAGCATTATCATCATTTTTACACCATATATTTTTGATATGATCTAAAATGGGTTGAGCTTGTTTTTCATCATAAGTATCAGCAACTTCTTTACTAATATTAAATCCATTCCATAGATTAAATATATCACTATTAGCTTTTTCACGAGGGTCAAATCCTATGGTTCTCACTTCTTTTCTATCAATCCATTCACACCACAATTTAAATGGATCAACATGAATGGTTTTCTTTTCTCCTTTCTCTTCACTATCATCATCATCATCGGGTTCTCCCTCAACATAAGTAAATGAAAACTTTTCTTTTGTAAAATGGTCTTTAGTTTTGGTTGCAGTTTTCAAATACCAACAAGGCATAATAACATCATCTTCATTTTTCTTCCTAATAATCTGCTTATCAAGGATAATATAATCTCCCGTTTCTTTTACAAAGATTACACGATTATTCATTTCATTCAACATACCTTTTTTTGCTCTTGAAATAGTTTTACCATATTTTACATTTGTTAATCCATCTATGAAAACTTGCTCTAATGATTTTTTATTTTTAGGTTCATATTTATTTTTGAGCTTTCTTAAAAAGGTCAATCCAAGTTTATTTCCCGTTCTCTTTTTCCATCTTTTCCAATTACTTTGAATAACATTTAAATCAAAGTTTTCTTCATCCCTCTTGCTCCAATCAACATACATACCCAATCCAACATAATCACCTTCACAAATATTACATATAGCCATACCAATCTTAATCCATGTTTCATATTCAAAACATTCTTCGGGTAAGATATTTATAATCTCTTGCAGTTCACCAGCATCATAAACTCTTTTAGGTTGTTCGAAGTCAATAACTTCATCTTCTTTTACTTCATCATCACTAGTAGTTGGTGTTACTGGTGGTGAATCTTCAAAGTTCATTCTATTACAATCAAAATATTTCTTAATATCATTCCAATCATATTCTTTAATTGTTCCAGTAATAGTTCTATCTTTAGTTTCCCAAATATTATTCTTCTTAATTAAATCAACATCAATCTTACTATCAACATGTATCTTCTGTTGGTTCGAATACTTACCAATATTTTTAATCTTAATATAATAATGTGAACCCTTCTTTGTATCAGTATAAGCTACACAATCATTATTAAGTAATTCATAAAAATCACAATCTACTTCATGCGTATCGTAATCAACAACATATAAATCGGGGATATGTTTAACTGCAAGAGATAATGTATTATGAGATGCAGTACCTCTATTATTTTTAATATCTTCAATAGTTAAATTATTCTTTTCTCCATTTGGTATTTTATTTCCCTTACTATTGTAAGTAATATTAATGTATCTATAGAAAGCTTTATTATCGTTTTCCTTTTCAATTTGTTTAAAAAACTTTTCAACATTCATCTTTGATATATTATTGTCAGCCATTTTATTCTCTTTGATTATATTAATCATTTTCTTTTTAAGTGAGTTTTGTCTATCCATTTATATTATAACATAGAAAATAATATTGATGAATTAACGCAAAATTAAATAGAATCATGCAAATCTTAAATATAATGTATTATTATACTTAAAATTATAGATAAATACCCTTATAATCTATTGTTTTACCAATTAAATAGGTATAATAAGGGTTTAAAGAGTATTAATTTTAAAATATATACCTTTAAGTGCCCTATTTTAGACATAAATATAGATTATAGACATAATAATAGATTATTATTACTTAAATAATATAATCTAACCATATTATATAGACAAAATGACAATATATAATGGATGTGATGGATCTCTTAACTTATATTACAAAGGATTACTTGTAAGCTCCTTTGCATTAACAAAAAAGAAAACATTTGAAAGATATAAATATCAAGGCGAATACTTAATATTAAGATCTATGAAAGAAAAACTTAAAATAAAACAAATCATATTTACATTAACTCATTTTTGTAATATCATTTATGATAGAAAGAAAAATAAACAACCTATAAGAAAAAGCGATCATCAATTTTTTATATCATGTTTGTTTGGTTTACTTAAACTTAAGATAATTGAGAATGATGAATCAAATGGATATTTAGTTATGCCGAAGAAGAAACTTATTTAATATATCCTTTAATCTTTTTTTTCCTTAATTTATCAGCTATATCTTTATCAGCTGTTTTATATGTTTTACCTTTCATAACAAAAGCGTAAACTCTAGCCATCGCCCATTGCTCGGGAGATTTAACATTAGGTCTTACTGACTTTGGATTTGTTTTATAAGCCCCAACCCCACGATCATAGACTTCATCTAATATCTTCTTTGGTATTTTAGTTAATCTTACAATATCATCTTTACCATTTGCAGTATTAATTGATTGCTTATATTTCTTATTAAACTTTTGTTTGTTCGTTACTACCATTTATATTATCTAAAAGATTTTTTAATGGTTTAATATATTTTTGTTTTATATCTACACAATCATCAAACTCATCTTTACCTCTATCACATCTTCCCCTCTTGCATATTTCATATTCACTACTTCTATGTTCCCAACCGTATATCCCATCCATACATCTCCACAAATAAAAGATTCTTAAATGAGGACATTTCTTTAATATCTCATCACCTTTAATTAATTTGTTTTCACCAAAGAATAATGTTCCATATTTATCATGTGGTATTCTTCTACTTTTGATCTCAATAAAATATTCTTGATTGTATTTATCGAACTCATAATACTTTCCCATTTCGGGATTTAATGATGACTTAAATAATGTACCAAACTCATCCTCTAGAATATTATGTATTTCATTTTCGCTTTTGTATCCATAACTTAAATCTTTTCTTTGTTTCTTATAATCCATATTTATACTATATATTATATTTTATTTTTGGAGAAAAACGCATTAATCCTCAATTCTATTTACAGCTACTTCATATATTTCATTATCCATTTCAATACCAATAAAGTTTCTATTCATATTCTTACATGCTACACCAGTTGAACCACTACCCATAGTAGGATCTAAAACAACATCACCTTCTTTAGAATAATATTTTAAGATCCACTCCATTAATGCAACGGGCTTCTCGGTTGAATGTTTACCACGAGTAGATTTAATTTCTAACATACTATTTGGTAATGGAGGATCATAAATAGATTCCCCGTTTCTTTGTTGATTATTATGATAATGTATATTATCTCCATAAGCGGTTTCGTGTTTATCTTTCCTTATATCTTCTTTAATAACTGATACGGGTAATGGTGGGTCGTATTGTGCTTGATCGCTCAATCTTAATATAGGTTTCTTTCTTTTTTCAGTATCATAAGTATTTGTACCTTGTTTAGTATCTTTTATTATTTTTGGTTTAGGTTCATCTTTAAGAAACTTATGAGTATGTGAACTTAAATCATAAAAAGGTAATTTCTCATAAAATACATATATCATTTCATGCTTCCTCATAGGCATCTTTTTCGCACTTAAGAAACCCGCTGGGGCTGACTTGACCCACACAATATCATATCTAAAATGACATTTCTTCGGTGCTGAATTAATTAATGAAACTCCAAACTTGGTTGTTGTTGTAAAGAATATTGGTGTATTTAATTTCTTGATTCTCATTACTTGAATCCAAAACTTTTCTAAATCTATACAACAATCCCACTTGCAACTTGTTTGTCCGTATGGTAAATCGCAGAAGATTAAATCAATACTATTATCATCTAAACCTTTCATTTCATCTAAACAATCACCATGTAATAAAATACTCATTTATACTTACTAGATATATTTTATTTTTAATCAAAACTTACCATTATAGGATTTTCTTTTGTTGCTCTTCTTATATTTAATTTGTATATTACTTGTTGTTTAATTATTTTATTATTATTCATTTCTTCTTCAACCTCTTTAGTTATTATTGGATTTACATGATTCTTAATATGTGGACTATAATTATAAAATCTACAAGCTCGTCTCACACTTGGTAAATCACCCCACATATAAATACTCATTATATCATTATAAGGATCATCAGTATTCATATATGTCGCACCATCGAATATATAATCATTCTTACCCCACTTAATAATCTTTTTTGCCTTAAACATTATCTCACTCTTCTTTTGACTATTTGGTCTTTGTTTTGGTGATAGGTTCTTTAAGTATTCTTTTAATTCAGTACAATTCTTAATAGTATCATCGTATTTAAAATCTTTCATATAAAAATCTATCTCACTTACAATCTTACTTTTGGTTAATTCACTATCTATACAAACTCCATGTTTCTTAAATAAATTAACAATATCTTTTTTTGAATGTGATTTATCAATTAACATTTTTATTTATATTATATTATATTTTTTTATTTTGTATATTATACTTAAAAGATGCCCTACAAAACTGGTAAACTCAAAGGAGAATTAACAACTCCCGAAATTAGAAAACTCATTAGAGCTCATAATGTTCTTGTTAGTATTAAAATCCCTAAAGGTGCGAAGAGAGAAGATATTATGGCTCTTGTTAAAAAGAATGGATATGAAGTAAACCATGAGAAACAAGCATTAGTACCGAAGGTTCAAATGCAAAGAAAGAAAACAATTGGATTAAAGAAAGCACAAGAAATTACCAAACCAAAACCTTTAACAGAAGAACAAAAGAAAAAGAAACAACAAGCTAAACAGAAGAAAGCGGGTGAGAAAGCATTTCTTAAGAAAGCTATACCAGCACCCCCTAAACCTTCTAAACCTTCAAAAGGTATTAAGGTTGGAAAACCACCACCAAAATCTAAAAAAGAAGATGAAGTAAGACCAGCAAGAATAGGAGCACCACCCATACCAAAAGCAAAAGAATTTGTAAAGATTGGTGGTAGACCAAGTGGGAAAAAAGTTGATACTAATACCCCAAAAAATGTAGGTATAGTAGATACTACTAAACCTAAAAAACCTAAAAAAACAAAAGAAGAAAAACTTGCTAACCGTAAAAAGTTTGCTGATATTAAAACAAGAGAGGAAAACTTAAAAAGAGTTAAAAAGTTAGGAATACTTGTAGATGCTATTAATCAATTTAATCAAATGGAAGTAGGGAAATCTCTTAAGAAACCTTTGAGAACTGCAAATGAAGATAAAAGTAAATTAATTGAAAAGATTGTTGCTTATGATATTGATAAGGTAATTGATATTGATATACCCGATAAAGTTGAAAGAAAGAAAATGACCGATGAAGAAAAACAACAGAAGAAAAAACAAAAACAAGAAGAAGCTAAAATTGGAAGGGAAAAAGAAAAACCTTTTAAAGGATTGAGACAGTTTATAGGTAAATTATATGCTAAATATAATAAACTATTAAGAGATAATCAATATAAAGATGTAAAATCATTATTGAAGAAAATGCAGAATGAGTTTGATGAAGCATTTAAAGAACTTGAAGAACAAGCAGAAGAAAAAGATATTGAACTTGATGATGGTGTATATGAAGAATTAGAAGAAGTATTAGAACAAAATAAAAATCAATTAAAAGATATAGCTGAAAGAGGTTTAAAAGGTGAGTTTACTGCCGAGTTTAAAAAGGCACAAAAAGAAAAAGCAAGAAAAGAAAGAGATAGTAGATAATTATTCTTCATCTTTAGCTTTCTTAACATAACTTTCTAGTGCTACATTCATAGAGTGAGCCATTACTTTATTATCCTTTTCAAGTTCTTCTTTCATATTACCATACTTACTTGATAAATATATTTTTCTTAAAAGGGTTGTTGAAATAGATTTACCCATATATTTTTTTGAATATTTAAGTAGAACTTTACTTAATTCAATTCTAGTTAATGGTTTACCAGTTGAGGTTTTAAATAAAACTCCCATGCCGTTCATCTTCAAATAATATCTTAATATCTTTCTTAAATTTGCATCTTCAATTGGTAAATCTAATTCTTCATATTTCTTACTTGTTTTGTATTTATTTAATACAAAATATAAATTACCCTTTGACGGTACAACTAAATAATTATTTTCTTTCTTTTCTTCATCACTTAACTTCTTATATGCTGCTTGATTAATAGCCATCATCATAGATGTATCGTTACGAAACGGCATTCGAGCATATATATTAAATAATGTATATGCTTGTAATAACTGCATTTCTTTTTTTGTAATATTCTCTTTACTTTTCTTTTTCAAAGGTTTTAAATCATCCGCCATTTTATTTATCATGTCAAATACTTCTTCAGTTGTCGCAAAGTTCTTACTTTGTTTATCACTTATAACTCCGCTCTTTTGTTCGTCGCTATATTTATCATTTAATTCATCTCTTAATTTACCATATTCTTCGAGTAATTCATCATATTCTTCTTTATGATTCAAAGCCATCAATAAAACAATTACAGCATTTAATATATTACGTTGACTTAAATAATGTAAATCACTTAATTTATCCATGACATCTTCGGGTTTCTTTAAGAAATCATATCCATCAGTATCATATATTTTTTGTAATTTTTTTAGATTAATTACATATTGTTTAACAGTATTTGTTTTTAATTGGGGACGAGATTTAGAAATATCTTCACTTGGATTTTTACTATCTATTGTCATATTTATAATATAATAATAGATTTTTTTTAAACTAAAATTAACGAAAAAAAGTGGTAGGGGTAAATGTTTAAAATAATTTGTCTAGAAGAGGTGGGGGTGAGAAGAATAAATCTTCTATTCAACCCCAACCACTTTTTCACATTCTATATATTCTACTATTTCATTTTGTAATTGTATTAAATCATATATTAAATCTTTTAAATCTTCATCTACTTCTTCTTTATCTTTCTTAAAACATTTATCTCTCAATAACTCCAAATAATATAACATCTTTATACTTTACTTTAGAAAATAATTTAAGCAAAATAACATGAAAATCTACCATCCTCAATAGTTGCAACCTTCAAGAGTTCAAGGTACACACGGAGAGTATAGCCTTCGGCTGTACCAGCCGCCACACCTCCCGGTAAATTAACAGCCTTATAGATAAGATCCATACCCTTATTATTTACACGCTGTCCCTTGTTTGGTCTAATAGCAGTCCATCTCATAACACCACCAAGACCAGCAGTACCGTTATTCTGTGCGTGTCCCTCAAATGTTTCAGCAGTTAAAGCACTAACACCCGTCGTTTGGTATTCGTCCCTTTGAACCATGGGAACTTTACCCTCGGCTGCTTGAGTAGTGTGAAATAAAAGAGGAGTATTCTTTCTATCAACATTAAACTCATATAAATCATTATACAATAGATTAAGAGAAAGAGAAGAAGTTACTGGAACATCCTTCGCAACAACACCATTACATAGAGATACTGGTGTAAAGTTCTCGTTCTTTTGTAGTCCAATAATAACCTTTGATACAAGACGACCATTACCACCAAGGGGGAATGTAAGATCTTGAAATGGATTAGAATATGAAACGGGGGGAGCAGCACCACCATCAGCACTTACAACATTACCAGTCCTCTTTGCTAGGCGGTAATCCGCATACTGGAATGTAAGCTTGGGGTTCTGCTGTGCGTATTTCTCCATAATATCTCCATCATAAGTAATACTATCATAAACAAGTTTTACTTCATTTTCATTTACTAGATAAGCAACTGCGTTATTACCAACTTCGGCAGCTGGGATACACATACGGCGAGAGAGAGCAGCACCCGTAGCACTATCAGTTTGAGGAGTGAATGTTAAATCAATGTGAACTTCTTGATCTAACATAAACATAGGCAGCTGATTAAACTTTAGGAAGGGAAATAAGTCCGAAAGATAAACTGAATATACGGGAGCATCAGCTATACCTTGTGCCGTTGTACCATTATGCTTCATGAATGGTAAAAGTTCAAATGTACCAACACCACCAGCAGCAGCAACTACGGGATTGCGTCCAACATCTAAACCAACCTTTTTAGCAGAGTTAGGGGGTTTATCAGTTGTATTAGCAGTTCTATCATCATAGACGGCTTGGTGATTAATACACCTCTGCGATAAAAACTGTTCTCTTTCTTTATTATCTTCATTAGAAATGAAAAGAGATTGATACTGATGGAAATGTGTATAGTCATCCACTTCACATACAGTTTGATTACCAATCGATAATCTTGCGTGTTGCACTAGATTAGAAATCCCAATATTTACTGGGTAGTAAGCACCAGTAGTAGTGAGAGGAGTTACAGCAAGAGTAACCTTTGAATTAGAATGTAAGAACCCAGCAACTCTAGATAAAGTAAATCTAACTCTATTCTGTGAGAATGTTACGGGGTCTATTACGTCGGTATGGAGCATTTGTCCGTAGGAAGAAGGAATAGCTCCAATCTTAATGAGGTCGGGAATGCGGTCAGCAGATACATCACTTTTAGAATCCATTTTTATATAATTAAATATATAAAAACTTAAAAAATAAAAATTAAAAAAAATAATCAATAGAAAATATTTAAGAGATTACTTGAACCCCACTTGAACCCGACCATGCTACACTAACCTTGGATTTAATAAATAGATATGCCGAGATTGGATTGCCGTCAGTTAAACCATTTGTCATTTGAATACTGAACTGCGAGTTGGAGAAATCAACACCTTCA